CCCTAGTTAGATTGTAGGCCTCTAATGATCTCCACTGTTTTAAATGAAGACACCAGTGAAGGATCATATATGTTGTATGTGAATGATCCCTTATCCAGAGCATCTCTAACAATATCTGCTCCGCCTGCTTTTGAGAAGATCAATACAGGATCCATCTCACGCACTAATTTATCACCAACATAATAAGCCTTAACTATATCTAGGAAACGAGGATCGTTTCTGCAATTCTCCACTTGACTAATTGCACGCGCTGAAGCCAGGTATTTATCCCATCCATCACTTTCATCACGCCAGTGCTCCATGCCAGTTAGACCTGATAGGGATCTAAATATGCAGTGTATGCCTACACTAATACCATTTACACGGTAAGTGTTTAAATGGAGCCTCTGTAGGTAATGTACTCCTTCATCGTGCAAGAATTGTTTTTCGGGGCTCATTGTCAGTCCGATTTCACTGACAGATTTAGCTAAGTCATCGGGCTCTATGGACCTGCCAAAGAGGAACAGAGAGTCATCACCCATAACCTCAAATCCTCTAAGCTCAGTACCAAGACGTATGGCGGCATAGTGTCCAGCAACTAAATTGATCAGTGAATCAATTAAGTTTGTGAAGACTGATCCACTCGGAATGCCACCTGTCCGATTAGGTAAAACTTCCCAAGGTACAACGAGAGGCACGGTTTTAAATGCCACCCTAAGAACTTCTAACAAAGACTCATACCCAGGCACGACCCATTGGTCTATTGTACCCATCCATACTGCATCAATCAGTTCACCTGCTACAGATGAGTCAAAACCCGAGTAATCTCCTGAAATTATTGGTACACCCGATGAACTTGCCATTTCGATTAATTTCGTCACAGCTACATCTACATCATCAAGTGTTCCCCATGCACTAAACCCGGACTTACTAGCCAACGTATTCAGAATAGGATACATAAACCTGTTCTCACAGATACTTGGCACCTTACTCTGTCCGAAGACTGTACGTGGTTTCGATTTACCAGGTCCAGCTTGTTGCGTCCTACCAAAAAGGATATGAGGATAAATTTCCTCTGGAGATACTAAACGTTGGGCACTTTCTAAATACCAATCAGCAACACTAGGATCCGACGATGCAGTCGGTAAACCCCAGTTCTTATTCTTCTTGATATGATCGAAAGCACCCTGCCATCCTAGTGGACGTATGGAATGGGGAGGTATAAGAGCACTCACTTTACCAACTGCTTCCTGTAGAAGCTGTGGGTCACCATTAAACACCTGGTTCCAGGACTCAAGCACTTTCTCTCTCCTTTCATCGTAAGGTGGCA